TTAACGCAAAGTTTCCAAATGATAGTGCGCCGATAGACTTCTGAGTGTCGTTCGAACTAATCGCTGAATAAGTTGTAACACTCCTAGTCTCTGAAACATCGCCTAACTCTTGTAAGAAAAGCACCTCTTTACCCGATGCGATTGCTGTCGCCGCATTCTCTGGAGTTGTTACTGCCGTGCCTTTTGCACATAGATAGACTTTCGTCCCTTGTACATCTGTAATAGGAATAGCCATTAATTATCCTTTATATGATTTGTAATTGATTGAAACCGCTACCACATATCTATCACCATCCACGCCTAAAATATTAACCTTTGGCGTTTGAATGATATGTACTTTAGTCGTCCCCTTTGTGAGTACCGTACCCACTGGAAAAGAATTGACATAAAGCTCGGCACGATTAGACACATCTTTAGTACCTTTGCCACTTGGATACTTTAGCGTAATTTGAAATATGCCTAAGCCCTCAAACTCGCTACTATTTGTAAATAAGTGGTCATTACTCGCTGGAATATCGTATAACTCTTGATACGGTACGCCACTTGATGGGGTGAAGCTTACATTCTCGTAAGCCGTTGCTATTGTAGGACTGATAGCATTTATCGCCTCTTCAAAGGCTAAACGAGTGTTAAGCAAAGTATTTACTCCATTTTATAATATTCTTTCGAACCATTCCTTGCGGAGCTTTCTTACTCCACCCTGTAAACTCTATCCGTTCAGCATATGGTAAGTTATTAGTTAGATAAAGCGTATCTCCTAATTTAAACTTTACAGCCTTTACCCGCTCCATAACTTGGTCACTCGTGCTTTCAGTTGTTTCGTTGCTTCCACTGTTCACACTTGGAAACCAGTTGTTTCTAAGTCTCCCAGTGTCTTTTGGTGTGTCGTATCTTATGTCGTTTGATAAACCAGTGAACGCACTTAATATCTTGTCGTGACATTTAGCCATAGCCTTAATATTAAATTCGTGTATCTGTTTAGCAATCATCTTACAACGCCCACCAATCTATGCAACGCCACATCTTCACCACTCCATACTTCTAAATTACGCTTAACGCTGTATGTTCTCTCGTTAAACACGATTAAGTCATTTGGAGTTGGTATAACATTCATCACACTTGCAGCGATTAAGATGATAGCATCGCTTATATCAGCAACGCCACTCGTTATCTCGCCTTGTGTGGGCTTTGATATGTAAGCTTTCACTTCGTAGTCGGTAATAACGTCTATGACCTCACCGTCCACATAAGCACCACTTACAACGCTCTTATAAGTTCCACTCTTGCCAAACTTATTTAAAAGTTTGAGTGCCGTTGCTTTTGCTTTAGCGTCAAGTAGTGCCATTTAACACCTCACCACTTTCTTAGAAACACCGCTACTCATCAAGTAAGGACTAATCAAACCGTAAACAAATGAATACTGTGTTTTCTGATCTGAATATTCCGCATACTTTACTGAAATAACATCGATTTTCTCTTCAATTGTACGCTGTTCAACATCCACCAATAAAGCCCCGTAATTAGCCTTTAAAGCCAACTCGCACACCGCTTTAAGTAAACGGTCAGGGTAAACAGTTGCGTCATCAATGATACGAGGAAAAGAGAGGCTTTGAGTATCTAACAAAGTAGTCCCTTTCCAACTCTCACTATAAACCGCTTCCATGTAGTCCGTTGCTTGAATGAGTAAAGCCTCTTTAATAGTCAAAGAAGCCCACGCTGTAACATTCCGTGCTAGAAAATAAGCATCAGCATATGCCACGCTTACATAGCTATTCGCATCACTTAAGCCTGTGCCGTCTTCAACTATTAAAGCCATTATTTACCCTTTTTAATCGGCTTAACTTCAATACCCTTGTAAGCCTCTGCAATTTTAGCATCATCGGTATAAACCACTTTTGCATCTTTGATAGCACCGTCGAACAAACGAGGGGCGATATAAGCCCCCTGAATGCCCACATCAACATCAGAGTAAATGTAAGTCATTGTCTATCCTTTATAGTACATTTAAGATAACGCCCGCAGTGGACTTATTATCAGTTGCTTTTTTCTCCCAGTTCGCAGCTGTTCCGAGTGTTGCCGCTGTAGGATTTACGCCACTTGCTGTCTTCCAGCTATAACCCTTAACATTCAACATCATTGATCCTTCAGCTTGGATACGGTATTTGATGTTTTCGCTACCACCAACCATCTCGCTTAAAAACTCTCTAGCTTCACTCTCAATGATTTTAACCGCATCAGCTGTCAAACCTAGAACCGCAACGCCAGCAGTCATATCTAAACCATCGCTATCAGTCATGTAGACTGGACGACCCAAAGAGCCTACGCTACCATCGGCGATAATACCGCCCGCTACATTCGCAGTTGCTACACCCAAACCAGCACCAACGAGGTCGGTATAAGTTGAACCTTTCATAACCCAACAAACGATTGACTCTCTAGCATCTCCAAACGGTTTAAGAGCTGAGTTTAGTAAGTTATGAGTAATCGTAGCCGTACCGTTACCAGTCACTAAACCTTCTACTGTTTGAATAGAAGCACGACAAGCACGGATAGCATTGTTTAGCATATATTGAACGATACCAGCACCGATTTGCTCACCGATAGCCGCACTAAATGCACCAGCATCAGCTCCATATCTTTTTGCATCAACCGCTTTGAATTCGATTGATCCAGTACCCCAGTAAATCTTGATGTTATTCTCATCTCTTGAGCTGATATTTTTAACAGTCGCCGCCGTATCAACGCCAATATCTCTTCGAGCTATAAGGTTTGCAATTTCTGATAACATAGAAGTTTGCTGCAAATCTCCAGTAATCATTTCAGTACCGAGCGTAATCGCACCTCTTGTTCCAGCCGTAAATGCTTCCACATTCTGCATAATCTTTTCTGTCGCAGTCGTATGTACTACGAGGTTATCAATTTTTAACGCCATTGTTTATTCCTTAGTTTGGTAATTTAAAATAAGCTTCTTGCCCATTTTTTGCGATATATTCGCCTTTTTGAGAGTGGGTCATTTCAGAGCGTTTTAAGTTTTCACCTCCGCTATGACTACCGCCACCACTCGCACCGCCACCGCTCGCACCGCTCGCTTGGATAAAGTGCTTACCCTCGCCACTGACCCATTCAGCAATACCATCTGTCAAAGGCTTATCGCCTAGTAACGCTTGGTATGCTCCGTTTTCTTCTTTTAATAGTGCTTTAGTTCTTAAAAGAGCTTTTGAAGCTTCTAAAAATTCAGGCTTTACTCCAGCTTTTGCTAAGTTACTTGTAAGCCCCTCTTCGATTAAGTGATTGCGAAGTGCATCGTCTTTAGCTTTTAAAGAGTTAGCCATTTTCTCACTTTCTATCTTATAAGTCTTTAGTAACTTATCGTGTTCTGTTTTTAGATTTTCATAGTCATCTTGCATTTGTAGATACTTTTCGATATCCACTTCTTTATTCTGCATCTTGACTTTTTTTAACTCTCCTAGTAATTCCTTGTTTTTAGAATTAACCGCCTCTTTTTCTGCTTCTAAGTCACTGACTCTTTGCTGTAACTCTTCTAATGTCATACTACGCTCCCACAGGGATAGATTTTACAAGGCACAGCCTAGTAATTAGTGTAATTATAGCATAATCAGAAATGTGGTTATTTTTTAAGCAGTAGTGTTTTAGGGTGTGCTACTTTTTAGGGTAGCACTTTGGGGGTTATTTATGAGTTTTGTTAAATTCTATCTCATAATCTTTTTGTTTTAGTTCTTGTTTTAATTTTGCTATCTCTCTATTTTGATTAAATATTAATCTAGTTGCGTGAGTTAATAATTCATAAGCATCAATGAAATCTCCTTTTAGATTTTCCATTGAAGCCTCTATGCTTTGAAGTGTGTGAGTCATTTTATCCCCTTTTTGTTTGATGTATTATAACAAAATATTGTTATAATGTAAAGGGGTTATTTTGTTGGATTTATATCATAGTATTTTTTATTTTTAAATTCTCTATTGTATTCATCTTCTTCTTTTTTTGTAATTTCATTTTCATTTTCAACTCTTTTTCTATACTTTTCTCTCTCTTTATCAGCATCTTTTGTGTATTTATTGGAGTTTATAGTTAAATCCATTTTATTTTTCCTCTATTGTTATATGTATAGCACCAAATTCATCATACTTTTTATCGACTACATTATAACTAATTTTATCTTTAAAAATAACTTCTTTTTCTGATTTAATTTCTGAAATATCCTCAATATCATAACCTTTTGTTTTATATTTTTTCAAATGTATAACAACTGATTCTGCTTGTGGAATTCTAACACTAGCAAATTTCTCAGCAATGTAAGGGCTTTTCGTAAATGATGAAGGAGCATTATCTGAATATGTATCTCCTATTTTTAAATTTTTAAA